GATGCAAGGTGAATCTGACGTTATTGAAGCAGTAAACCCAGATATCGTAAAACCCTGACCAACATTACCAAACCAACGGTTAACAGTAACAGGACCATTAGGTGGATGTGATAAGGAAACCTCCTTACTGCCCACAAACTCCAGATTTTCCGTTTTGGTTCTCGTTACTGTACCAGCACTGAGCACCATACCAGCAGTGGGATACGGTTGATGTACCGATAATGTACTGGGGTATTTATAAATCGCAAAGAAAGCTGTCTCTGAGGTCAGGAATGAGCTTTTGGAATCATTTTTAATATCATCCAACTCTGCCACTAGGGTAGATACTCCCGCACCGCCACCAAAGTCAACTACTATACTTGCTGAAATTGCCATTCTTATTCCTCTGGTGTTTCAGTATAGAACTGGACTTGCTCAACATTCTGGGAAGTCACTAAATATTCTATATATTTGGTTACGTATGTGATCTGCAACAAGCTCTGTCCGGCTACCTCAGTGGTCAGATTTCCCGACTCTGTAAAGATTACAGCACCCAATTGAGTTTGCAAATAAGCTCTATCTGCTATAATTTCCTCGTAGATGGGTTTAGAAACACTACCAGATCCTTCTACAATTTCAACCACTTCTGTTATGGTTTCCTGGGTTTCACCAATCAGTTCAATCGTTACCCATCCACCACCTGAAGTCTTCAGAACAAAGTTTTCATTGTACGGCGTTACGTAACATAAGAGCCGCTTTGCATGTGAGGTAACGGATACCTCATCAATTCTAATTTGCTCCGAGTCGCTAACGTCTTGATTGGACACTAAAACCTTATTGAAACCCTCTCTAAAATCAAAATTTTCGGAAATAGCAAAGAAATCATTCTCATCTGATAATGAAAAATCAGGAGTAGTTGTGTCCCAATCTGGTATTGGATGCGGGTACCGCTTTCTTACTCTTAGAGTACCATCAGGATATGACTGGACAATACCACCAGAGGCCTGGACTACTTTCCTAATTATACTAATCGGTGATTCATCATTTGCAAATAGTGTATTTGGTGGGATTGACCAATCAACCCCTTCCCACCAATCAGGATGGGTTGTGTCATCCAGAAGGGAACCGGCCATTTCTACAACTACCTCTTTTGCTGTAATTGTAGTATCCCAAACTTTCAGGAGATTTTCTGCCTTTGGTGTATCAAGCTGGCATATTAAACTAGCTCCCGTTATGGTATACGTAGCACTTCCTGATTCACGAGCTCTGGACTTTCCTTCCAGGAAGAACTTGAATTCTCTACTACCAACCAATACAGTAGCTATTTTACCATAAGAACAAAATGCGTACTCCCCTGCTGAACTGACATTCATGGTCAAAGAAAAGCAATAACTATTTACACCACCATGGATTGAAATTGCATACGGATCAATTGCAGTTCCATTTACATCTACAGTAACATCGATACTTTGGACTTCAGAACCACCCTTCAGCAATGAGTAAAACTGTACATTTTCTACTAAAACTGGGTCCTTATCATTCAAATTATAGATCAGGTCTATGGCATTTGCAACAGTTGTCTCGCAAATTGCATACGGTTGACGAAATTCAGCCATAGGATTTGAGAGAATGGAGTACGGTATATCAACAGCCGTTTTAACTTGGACAAAGTTTTCATACGGTTCATCTATTGCACAAGCTACTATCGGTACACCTGAATAAGGAATATCTATAGCATTATAGGGCATGGCTCTATTACCATACCATTCAACAACATCAATTTTAGGAATTGCTCTATCTCTGTAATACTGTATAACATAACTTCGTGGAAGATCTCCCAGCAAAATATCATAAGGCTGTATACAATCCTGGTGTATTGGAAAACTCCATATTTGATCCCAAGCTCTACTTAAAAATCGGTCACCGTAAGGTTGCACCCAATCTGCTTTTATGTAACCAGCATCACCATAGAGTTCTTCCCAATCATTCACTGAGAAAACTGCATTACCATAAAGCAATTCATAACTTTGAAAGACATCTATTAGGGAAGGAACAAAACCAAAGCCATACTCTTCAGTTACATTTAAAATAGAGCCCGTAGTACCACCAAAACTTAAAGCTGAGGTCCGTGAACCGGCACCACCCAAACCCTGCCTTGCTGTGAGTAAATTTCCACCGGAGCCCCAAGCAGTACCATTGTATTCCTCAGTTATAAACGAATAAGTACCACTACTACCACCAAATGACAAACCTGCTGTCTGAATTCCACAACCACCCATATAAGAACGTGGTGTGGACAAATCACTACTTGAAGACCAACTAGTTCCGTTATACTCTTCGGTAGTAGCCACATTAGCTGATACCCACCCACCAAAAGATAAACCAGCCGTTTGAATACCGCATCCTGCTAGTCCATATCTTGCTGTGAGTAAATTTCCACCAGCGCTCCAAGCAGTACCGTTGTACTCTTCTGTTACAGCTTGGACAGCACCAGTAGTACCACCAAAACACAAACCAGCAGTTTGTGTTCCACAACCAGCTAATTCTCTTTTAGCTACAGATAAATTACCTCCAGCAGACCAAGTAGTACCGTCATATTCTTCGGTGACGTTTTGGTCACCTACCCCAAAAGCATGTCCACCAAAAGACAAACCAGCCGTTTGAATACCGCATCCACCTAAACCATATCTTGCTGTAGTTAAATTTCCACCAGAACCCCAACTAGTTCCGTTATACTCCTCTGTAATATTTGAATTGGTAGTAGTATATCCACCAAAAGATAAACCTGCTGTTTTAGTTCCACAACCTGCCAAACTGTGTCTCGCGGTAGATAGATTTCCACCGGAGCGCCAAACACCATTGTACTGTATTATCCCAGAATTATATTCTTCGGTTGTTGCTAACTCAGCAGAGTCTAATCCACCAAAGGATAATGCAGCAGTCTGAATGCCACAACCCGCAAGGGTGTATCTAGCAGTAATAAGATTACCACCCAAGCTCCAAACTGATCCATTGTACTCTTCAGTTACCGCCGAAATAGCGGAAATATATCCACCAAACGACAATCCAGCTGTCTGCGAACCGGCATCACCCAGGCTATATCTTGCTATAGCTAAATTTCCACCAGAGCTCCAAGCAGTACCGTTGTACTCCTCAGTTATACCAGAAGCAGAACCAGTTGATCCACCAAAGGCAAGGGCAGCATTCTGGGTACCGGCACCACCAAGGGCACTCCTTGCAGTAGACAGACTCCCACCAGATGACCAAGCAGTACCATTGTACTCCTCAGTTATAGCAACAACCACAGTTGTGACACCACCAAAACACAATCCTGCTGTCTGAAAACCAGCACTACCTAAATTACGTCTTGCTGTAGCCAGATTTCCACCAGAGGACCAAGAAGAACCATTGTACTCCTCAGTAATCGCAACATTGGTGCCACCGGAATCCCTACCACCAAATGAAAGACCTGCTGTTTGGATTCCCAAACCCCTAGAATACCGGACTGAATTAGATAAGTTACCCCCAGAAGACCAAACAGATCCGTTGTACTCTTCAGTTACAACATAGTTTGTCGTACCCACAGCACCGCCAAAAGACAGACCGGCTGTTTGAGTTCCACAACCCGCTATACCCTTTCGTGCTGTAGCTAAATTTCCACCCGTGGACCAAACACCAATAAATGCCGGAATCTTTGTATATTCTTCAGTTACCGCAGAAACAGAACCAGTATTACCACCGAAGGACAATCCAGCTGTCTGGGAACCAGCGCCACCAAGAACATATCTTGCAGTGGATAGATTTCCGCCTTTACGCCAACAAGTACCGTTGTATTCTTCAGTGACAGCAACCGCAATAGATATAACACCACCGAAAGAAAGGGCAGAGGTCTGAGAACCTGCTCCAGCGGCAGCTCGTAAAGGTGTAGCTAAATTACCACCTAAAGACCAGGCAGTTCCATCATACTCCTCAGTAATATTAAGAGATGCACTGGTGTATCCACCCATACACAAACCAGCAGTTTGCGTTCCCGCTCCTGATAATAATCTTTTGGCTACAGATAAATCACCACCAGCAGACCAGGCGGTACCATTGTACTCCTCCGTTACTTTTGAAACAACTGTGGTTAGTCCACCAAAGGAAAGACCGGCTGTTTGAGTTCCGGCACCACAAATATAACGCCGTGCTGTAGCTAAATTACCTCCGCTACTCCATGATGTACCATCGTACTCCTCTGTTGTACTAACGTCACCCCCAGCCGTACCCCCAAAAGACAAACCGGCTGTTTGAATACCACATCCACCTAAACCATATCTTGCTGTAGTTAAATTTCCACCAGAACCCCAAGCAGTGCCATTATACTCCTCGGTTACAGCCGAGTAAGTTGAAATAAAACCACCAAAAGATAAACCTGCTGTTTGAGTTCCACAACCTGCCAAATCAGATCTCGCGGTAGACAAATTACCACCGGCAGACCAAGTTCCAGAACTTGGTATGGGAAAACCGTATTCCTCAGTTGCCGTAGAAAGAGTTCCCGTAGAACCACCAAAAGATAAACCAGCTGATTGATTACCTGCTCCCGATAATTGCTCTCTTGCTGTAATTAAATCTCCACCGCTACTCCAACTAGTTCCGTCGTACTCTTCTGTAACACTAACGGCACTTACTGTATAACCACCAAAGGACAAACCTGCTGTCTGAGTTCCACAACCACTGTTCCGTTGTATAGACACAACCAAACTTCCGCCTGAAGACCAGCTTGTTCCGTTGTACTCTTCAGTAATATCCGAATAAGTTGAAACAACACCACCAAATGACAATCCAGCAGTCTGACTTCCAGCACCACCAAGTGATCTTCTTGCTGTAGCTAAATTTCCACCAGAGCTCCAAGCAGTGCCGTTATACTCCTCAGTAGAAGATAAATTAACACTTCCCGTATAACCACCAAAGGAAAGACCGGCTGTTTGAGCTCCACAACCCGCTAAATAATCTTTTACCGCAGCCAAACCTCCACCGGAACTCCAACTAGTTCCATTGTATTCTTCTGTAACGTTGGTAACACTTCCCGTAGAACCACCAAAACTTAAACCGGCTGTTTGAATACCACAACCACACAAACCATATCTTGCTGTGGACAAATTTCCACCAGAACCCCAACTAGTTCCATTGTACTCCTCTGTAATATTGGAATTACCAGCCGAGGAATAACCACCAATACTTAATCCGGCCGTTTGAGTTCCACAACCCGCAAGGAGACGCCTCGCTGTACTTAAATTACCACCGATTGACCAAGTACCGTGAGCTATATATCCTATTGTATATACTTCTGTAACAGCAGAAATAGCACCTGTATTTCCACCAAAAGAAAGACCGGCTGACTGACTACCACAACCTCCAAGTTGGCTTCTTGCAGTAGCTAAATTACCACCACTACCCCAAGCAGTTCCATTGTACTCTTCAGTTACTGCTATATATGTGGTAGTATATCCACCAAACGCTAAGCCAGCAGATTGGGTACCGCATCCTCCCAGGCCATATTTTGGTGAAGAAAGGTTACCACCTGTTGACCATGTTGTACCGTTATACTCCTCCGTGTTGTCTTCATTAGTACCATTATTATCACCACCAAAAGATAACCCAGCCGACTGAGTGCCGGCCCCACCAAGTAAACGACGAGCGGTAGACAATGAGCCACCTGCTGACCATATTGTACCGTTATACTCCTCCGTGTTCGATACAGCAAAAGTTATTTGCCCACCAAACGACAATCCAGCAGTCTGACTTCCAGCTCCTCCAGGATAACGCCTACCTGTAGCTAAACTACCACCTCCTGACCATGTTGTGCCGTTGTACTCTCCAGTGTGAGTAGCATATATGGTAGTATACCCACCGAACTCTAAACCAGCCGTTTGAGTTCCAGCACCACCTGCACCCCTTGTAGCTGTAGCCAAACTACCGCCACTCGACCAAGTAGAACCGTTATACTCCTCCGTTACGTCTGTATTAGCAAGGATATACCCTCCAAACGATAAACCTGCTATATGAGTACCACAGCCTCCAATGTAACGCCGTGCTGTTAGTAAACTACCACCGGCTGACCAGGTTCCAGACATTATTTTATTACTCCATAAGAGCGTTTAATATCATTCTGAATATTTTCATTGAAGCCCTGCAAAACAATATCCAAAAGACCCAACCTCATGCAAGTCTTGATACCACTACGTAACTGACCAAGCAGATTTTGTATTTCCGATGGACTACCATTATTACCCATCAAAATACTTTGCTGAATCCACCTTTTTGTATATGAGATAAGCTGATGGTGATCTGAATCCTCTAAATCGTCACCGTTCATAAGGGACATTTCTCTTGCCTTGATTTCAGACCAATCTTTGATTTCGCGAATGCGAGCTTTAGCAACCCTTTCCTGGGCAGACAGTATATACTGTTCCTTTTCAATTTCAATCTGGAGAAGCTCTCTTTCAAGATCATCCTCTTCTTTGGTAAACTTCCTTTTGAGAATTTTTACTTCCACTTTCCTTTTTCGATACTCAAAAGACAAAAGGATCAGTTCCTCGAACATGACCCCTTGCTCCCTTAACGACTGCCAATACTTAGAAGCAGGAGTTGGAAACTTGGTATCGTTTAAAACAGAGACCTCCATTTCCGTTCTTGTACGATGAATCTGGGTTGTTCTTAACGTATGGACAAGTTCATCCTTTAGTTGCGTGACAACCCCTAAATCTGATTCTGTTAAAAGTTCCGATCCAAACAACTGAACGAATTGTGATTCTAACTGTAATTCTTTCATCCTTTCTCCTTGTCTTTCAATTCAGCCAAACGGGCTTTTTTATTAGCCAATTTAGCTTCTTGATTGGGAATATCTTCTTCCAAACTTCTCTTTTCTGTAACCTCAATAAGCTCCAAACTTTCCTCGGGTGTTATGGTTGACCCCATTACCCGATTTTTCCAAGCCCCAATTACTATTGGTGAACCATCAACCTCTACTACTATCTGCCCAGTATCAAGGGGATGAACTTGAAAAGAAAGCCCATTAATTTCCTGATCATGGTGAGTTATAAAGCCTTTACCACCATGTGAAGCAACCAATATATTTTCCATATTATCACCTTATCCCAAACTCGTTGCCACAGGCCCCACAGATTCCCCTACGCACGAAACCCTGCCTCACTAGTGGATTACTTGAGCAAATGCCCTCAATGTAAACTACTCCTTTACATTTTTCACAAACAACACCTTTCATTAATTCTGTTTCACCCTGCTTTAAAAATATATTCTTTTTGGGTTTCTCTTTCTTTGGTAACTCCTTTTTCATTTCCTCTTTTATAAAATCATTAGCCTCGTTTTTTGATTCTTCTACAAAGGCAAGAAATTCTTCATGGGAAAGCCCTTGTTTTCCCAAAGTCTTTAATAGACCAAAACAATCTTGAATTAATCCGTAACCAAAGGCTGATAATATTTGTTTCATTATGGACACTTCCATTCTTCTAAAAGTCGTTTATATACAGCTTTACAATGATATTTAGGATCTGAATAACAACAAGGGAAAGTTCCAGTCGTGCCTGGATCAGCGTAAGAACAATCCAGAACAGTATTTTGCAAACAGGTTACACAACCATTTGGTACCCAATAATCACAATTGCAATCAGCACAAGTGTACGGATACCCATACCAAAAATTCAGGTTGGTTTCTGCTATTTCATAGACATGATATTTACCGCGCCACGACTCATAACATCCTCCAGCGTCACATATTAAAGACCAAGTATTGTGGTAGTCAACACCAACGCCACGCATTATACCACAAGCTTCATCTCCATTGTCGGTATGTTCTATCTGAACCCACTGCCCCCCATTTGAACACCTAATACTTCCCCCCACCTGAAAATCACATTTATCTTCAACTGTAATAACTCCACTACCACAAGCTGCCGCACTAGTTATAACCGTATTGGAAAGTCCTGTAGTCTCTGTATGTTGTAAAGAAAACCCTACCCCAGAAATGTCCCAGGTATAAGGAGGAGTCCCTCCAATTACGTAAACCGTGGCACTAGAAGATTTCAATACCGTCTGGGCACTATTAGTCCAATCATATTCCACTTCATGATCTGATCCGGGCACCCAAATAAAAACTTCTGTTTTCGAATGCTGCCCCCTAGAACGATCCCAACACCAATTACATTGCTCTAAAGGAAATGTATACCCATAAGATTCCGAAAAAGTACAACAGGTCCAATTATAAGGGTAAGACGTCTGGCAATGATCCGAATGCTCAATCTTATATTTTCCATCAGCAGTATAAAAATCGGGCCAGGTATATGCAAAGTCATATCCCTGAATACACGAATCATGTAATACCCACTCGCCGCAATCTGAACAGCGTACACTACCATTAGCCTGTGAATCGCAACCATCAGTAACCGTTATATCAGCAGTACCACAAGCACACCAATTCGCATTTAAAGTATTAAACCTACCGACGGTAACAGCCGACCCTAGGCTAAAACCGAGCCCCACAACACTCCAAGTATACGGCCCAATACCATCTCTAACAGCAATGGTAACTCCAGATTCTCCCGTAACTATAGTTTTACCACTACTTATCGCATCCCAATTTAACTCGGATGCAAGCGAGCTATCAAATTCACAGATGACCTCTGTAGAACAATTATCTGTTATTTTAACCCTGGCCTTTCCACAACTAGCTGAACTGGAGTAAAGAATATTCTGGGAATTAAGTCTTTCGTCTGGTCTACCCCCCAAATCGTCAGTGGTTTCCCATCTCAAAGAGAACCCACTACCACCAACTATTTCCCATTTATATGGAGGGTATCCATCCAAAATGTAAATTGTTTCAGAACTATCTTGAGCTATTTCTATTGGATTCTGAACCGTATCACAAACCACATCAGATGTTTCGGGTGGGCAACCAGGTCTCATCCAAACTGAAACAGACGCACCGCACTTAGCAGTCAAACTTTCCATGGGGCAGTGGATGACTTCTAAATCACCGTATGTTTCTATTGGTTCCGGTATTCCCCAATAGTCTGGGTCAACTCTTATATCACAATCTGGAATCACCCCACCGTCTGGGCATATTTCTTCAAATTCAGGCCACGTAGGTGGTTGTTTTTTTAATATGAAGTTTAATATCTGTGTCATGGCTAAACAGAAAATGAATTGATAAAATCTTTATAACCACTTGCCCTAACCGTAATAGTGTACGTCATTCCTCTCTTAACTGTATGTCCTGTTGCTGGAACTTGCTCATTCCCAATCCAATAAGTAGCACCTGGTACAACACCACCATGGCAATAATCATAGGAATTTAATTGAAGACCCACACTTGACCCATCAGCAGTACCCGATCCGTCATCTACGGGTTCATCGTCTGCAGGTTGCTCACCATCTGAATTATATGCCCAACTAACCCTCTGACTACACAAAGTCTCCAGATTCGGAGGAGAAATTTCTATAGTTTCGACCTGATTCAGACCGTAAAAAGCATGTACTGTAGATCGAAACTCATCCGCAGATGCTTCTTCCCTTGGTGGTATATTCAAAAACCAAGTATCGCCAAAGACCGTGTATTTAACTCGAACTGTTCCATATACTGGTTCATCCACAACCAACTCTGTGCCAACTAATAATGGAACATCAGACTGTATAACACCACCAGAAGAATTATAGATATCACCTTCCCACTCAATCGAGAGGATCTCCTCGACAGTATATCCCAGACTGACCGAGGTATCTAAATGGAAATTAAGGGACTCCTCTTTCTCTGTAGATTCTGTAACAGGCTCCCCTATAAAAGACCCACGACTGGCAACTAGGTTATAGCTTAGATCGGTTGGGGTCTTAAACACATAAACCGTAGCAGTAATGCTACCATCCGGGTTCTTTCCACACTGAGCTTGGTAGAGTTCATTAATCTCATCGGTATTAGATGAAAAGGCAACCTGCCTTCCACCTGGACCATAGTGCATCTCAATGAATTCCAGGTCGTTGTCCTCAGCAGTCTGCTCAATGGATTTGACTTCACCGGAATCCTGGGGGAAAGGTTTCTGCTCCAATACTAAAGAGACTTCTGCTACTTCCCCAGTACCAGGTCCTTTAAATCCTAATGAGACTGTTGTTGAATGATCCGCCATTATCAACTCTCCCCAACTTTGAATGACCCTAGGCTTATTAAGTACTTGATTTTACTGTATTATCAGCTCTCTCCACCGAAAACTAATGTAGCCTTATCACCTGACAAACTACCGCAGCCAGTGGGTACATCCCGCCTTTCCCATATCGGGACAACTGCTGGGTGTGATTGAAATACTATGGTATCCCCAGATGCCCAAGTATCAGCAAAACCGTCTTTGCTTAGTGTGAAGAGGGGTTTAGAGAAGGCCGTATTGCTTGGAGAAAAATCAACAGCAGTACTACCAGTACCAACGGAACCTACAGAATCACCAACACAACCGAAATCAGTGGCACTTGTAAAAGTGATAGTCCAAGTCTCCTCTATTGTTCCTATATTGTCAAGAACAACTGGATAACCAGAATCGTCATATGTACCGTCTCCCGCAGTTGTATCAACAAAATTATCGAACGAACACGCTACATCAGACGGTTCATACACACTCATAATTCTGGAGGTTGCAGCGGTTGTATAAGGATTGGCTAGTGTACTGGCAGAAAAAGTCAGTGTGATTCTAACACCGGAAACGGGAGTTACCCCTGTAAGGACATGAACCTCCTCATTACCGGCTCCAGTAATGGTTTCCTTGTCAGTGACCCGAATCTTATCACCAACTGTGAATATAGCATCATTGCCACTTACCAAAGAAGCATCTTCCACACTGACATCCAGGGTAGACACACCAGCAGAAACATTAGCAAACAAACTGGCACACCCATATTTCTGCTCAGTCCCAGCAATACCACTCTGCACATCCCGCAAAGTGGCTGCAAAGAAGATTACCCAGTCTTCAGCAGGGGTTAGAATATCTAACCAAAGCTGTGGGTAGTAAAGGGTTTCATCTGCATCATTACCGACCTTACCAAATACCTTCCTATGGGTAGTCAACCCCGTTACTCTATCAGCAGTAAAAACATTGGGGAAAACGTTATTGGCAACTCCTGAAACCACTTCATCACTCGACAGCCGTGCGCCATTAGTTCCAGTGTCCGTTATAACCGTACTTTTGTAAATCTTTAATTCTGCCGGTAAAACAGTCATTTACTTAACCTCCTGTTAAATCTCAATTAATTGTATGGACCCTGTATAATAATCTGTGGACGTGGGTCCAGGCCTGGGAACTAATGGAGTAACATCTATCCCACCTGGTGCTATAATGACATTCAATGATTCCACTTCATAAATAAACGGAATCGTTGCAACTGCTTTTTCAAACACTCTCAGAGAATCCAACTGGCTTTTAATAAAATATCCTATGGAACCACCACTGGTGGAAACTGTAGTTAATAAAATTTCTCTACCGGATATGGGACTATGCTGAATAACCACCTTACCCAACAAGGTCACTCTCCGAGAGTAAGCCTGACTTGGATAGCCCATAGGGGACTCCCAAATTAAATCCTTGCACAAAGTGACTCCACCTAATGATATAGCCATTTCTAGGACCCCAACTTTTCCATAACTTTCAATTGACGGATAAACTCTGTAGCATTCACAGGACTCATTTTGGTTTCTACTGATCTACCGGGAACTGGCAAACTCAAATTTATATTCACAAAGGACTCAGCCCCACCAGATGATCCACTGGGAGCAGCGGTTACAAGACCACCACCAGAAAACCGTCTAACTACAACATTTCGCATCATGGATAAGCGATCATTCATATTCCTGAGTAAAGGTAGACCAAATGCTGCCACAGCTTCTGGACGAAAAACAAACTCCTTTTTCTTCAACATAGCTGGAACATCATCCCTTTGTCCAGACCCCTTTGTAATATACGGATCTGTCAATCTGGGAAATGGAGTACCACCTGATTCCATACCTTGCACTATCACAGTACCAGTATCCTTGGACACTTCAATAGCCGTCTTCCTAGCTGCCTTATACATAGCCACTTGAGCTTTCAGGCCCTTTAGAGATTCCGCGGTATTTCTCTTCTGTAGGAGAAGAGTTTCATCCAAGAATTTGGCTTCCGCATTGTACTTATCCTTTGCAGCCCTCATCAGCACCTGATTATCTTCTAGGGACTCATCCAATTCATCTTTTCTCGCCTTTTCTTTATCCTGATATTCACTAGTCAAAGCTCTTTGCTTCTCAGAGAGTATTTCTTCTTCAGTAAACTTGGTTATCCTTCTGATTTCCTTTACATAAGCAGTGGCGACACTGATATCTTTAACGTCTCCCAGAGAGGCTTCAGCGGACTTAGCGTACTTGAGAGCGGCCGCATAGTCTTCTTTAGCCAATACCTTTCTGGCATTAGACAAATCCCGATCCATCTCTCTACGGGCTTTAAAATCTAACTTGGAAGCAAGGAGCTCTTTGTCTCTAACATCCCGGACATCATTTTGCAGATCAATCTGGTACTCCTTGACATCCCTACCAGACTTCTTATAAATTTTAGCAATCGCAGCCGCATAAGTCTTGGCCTGATATGTACTAGTCAGACCGGAAAGTGACTTTTGGGCTTCCTTGGCATATGCAATCGCGGTTTCTTTATCACCCTTTGCAAAGGCTTTCTTTGCATTGCGAAGGTCATTATAGATATCCTTAGAGGCGGTTATCGACTTCACTTCATCTTTAATGGAATCTGCTTTAAGATCACGGAGCTTACGATTAAGGGAAATGTTATTGGCCAGGATTTTTTGAGCCGATTTTTCTGATAATTCCGCTCTCTTTTCTGACAAGTCTTCTGCCATAGCTTTCATATCTTTGAAGAAATCTCCCCAAGATTCAGTTATAGTATCCTGGATCTCACTTTCAGTTTCCGCATAAGAATCAGCAGCTTTCTTCCGTTTCTCATCCAGCTTGTAAAGAAGATCAGTTGCCTTGGTAAGATATTTATCATCTATTTCAAGGCGCATCATTTCCCGCTGCTCCCTGGAATAATTCTTTGCATAAATTTTGAGTTTCTCCAACTCTGCATCTCTGGCTTTAGCTAATTCCGCGAATTGGTGTACAGTTTGGAACTTCTCATCAGTTTTTAACCTCCTTTCAGCTTCATTGAACCTCGTACCAATAGCATATTTCTGTCGTGCATACTCCTCGTGATCTATTACATGGTCTGCATACAGCTTTTCGAGCTCCATCAAGTCTATAGCCAAACCTGCTTTTTGTTCCTCTAGACTAAATAGTCTATTCCAGTCAACTTCATCCATTACAGATTCAAGGGCTTTTCCTATTGGCGCAAAGAAACCTTCCTTCTGAGTCAGTCTATATTTAAGATCGATAACAGAATCACCGAATTTTATAAACTCTTCGCTCCACTTATTAACTTGGTAGCTTATACCTTGTTTCTTAAATGCTTCAGTTATTTCTGTAGCTCCCTTAACTATAGACTTCCGCATTTTTTCACTTATGTCCAAATTGTTCTTCATTTCCTGAGAAAGAAACTCTATAGCTTCAGGGGACAACCGCTCAATAGCAATACCCGTTTCTTTACTCCAATCCTGGACATACTCTTTGCCTACAGCTAATAGGTTATTCCAATCTTCTAGGGCCTTACCACCTTCCTTTGAAGCCTTTTCCATATCTTCAAAAGATCCAGCGGCTATTCCAAGAGTCTTACCGGCAATTAAATCTATTAAACTACTATAATCCTCAAAAAAGTCGTCAACTGCCTTATTGGCCTCTTCAAAATACCAACCAAGAGTTTTATCCCAAACATCCTGGATTATATTCTTTCCAATCTGTTTCGCCTTACCTATTATAAACTGCCAAAACAGTGAGCTCTCTAGAGCTTTATCAAAAGCTACAATCCTATCAGATGCAGCTTTAAACCGCACATCGGACAGTGCTGTTTCAAAGCCTTCCAGGGCCTTTTGACCATCAATAAACTTACCGTTTAGTATATCCATTGAAGCAATAACTAAATCGGCTTGCTTTCTTATTTGTGGAAACTTACCGGCAGCAACTTCGATTTCATCTCTTAACTTCTTGAGCCCCTTCTTGTACTCATCAGAACCCTCTCTAATTCCAATAAGGCTAACTTTGGTTTTTGCAATGGCGCTATCAAGTCTGTCCATAGCAGATATAACTCTTTCGGATTGCTTAATAGTTTCAATTAAACCCTCAGAATAACTACGGAAAGAGTAAACAAGGAGGGCCATGGCAGCCCCAACCGCTGTTAAAAGCCAACCCACCGGCCCCAATCCAAGTAAAAAAGCCCTGGTTGCAACAAGTGTGGTATTTATAGATTTTGTAAGTGTCGCAAATGCTAGGGACAACCGCTTTATAGCCTTTGTGTACCAAAGGGCATAAAAAGTAGCACCTTCAACACTCTTAGACCAAGCCGCAAAGTTCACAGCAGCTATAGATATCACTAAAATTCCTAGCCACTTTATAACTGGAACAAGGCCATTCTGTGCAAACTTGATCATTACATCCATTGCAAGTCTGCCTGCATCTATTACCCAACCAAAAGGCTCACCCATCCCCTTGTCTCTCAACTCTGCAAAGAAGACTGAGAATTTATCAGTTAATTGCTTGAGGCGTAAAGTAAGACCCTTTAGCTGTTCAGCGGCCATCTTTGCCGCTATTCCTGTCCTATCAACTAGGACACGCATCTCATCGAATTGAGCAGCACCACCTTCAACAAGGGCGGAAACAGCAGCAGCACCCCGCATACCAAACATCTTAAATGCTTTATCGGCATCCGTAACCACTAAACTCAGTCTACTAATTACTTCCCGCATACTGTTGGTCTTTGGATTCAAATCATCCATTGTCAGACCAGCAGAAGCGACGGCTTCCGTGAACGCTTGTGTCGGTTTGAGAATCTTATTTAAGACTTGTCTCAAACCTGTGCCTATGGTGCTCGCCCGTATGCCCTTATTAGCGAGCATCATCATTGTTGATGTCAAGTCTTTAAACTCAACTCCTGCGAGCTTAGCGATAGGACCGATGTAGTTGAAGGCGACCCGTAACTTATCCATCGTAAGTTTAGAGCCGTTGATTGCATTTGCAAAGACATCGGATACTTCTGTAGCCTCCGAGGCATCCATACCGAAGGCCCTAATTGCAGTAGATACTAAGTCAACCGCATCAGCCATATTCGTCAAGGTACCAGTTGCGAGGTCTGATATCCCTTTGATTCCCTCAATGGCTTCTTCAGCAGTAAAACCAGCCTGACCCAAAGTCCGCATTCCATCAGCAACCTCTACCGTGGAGAACTTTGTGGTTGCAGCAACCTCCTTAATTGTTACACCCATGCGTTCCGTTTCTTCATCGGTGGCCTGGGTGATAGCTTTCAAGTCATGGAGTGCCTGGTCATAATCAAAAATGGCCTGTTGGGCTGAATAAATACTACCAACTAGAGTGGCAAAGATAGCGGCACCTACAGCATAAGCCGCAAAGGATCGAAGTTTAGCGCCAACAGATGTAATTGCTCCCCTTAAACGGTCAAGGATAGTTGTGGTTTTCTTTCCCTCATCACCAACTTCAGCCAGACCCTTTTTGGCCTTTTTAGAAGAGTCAAATATGGCATTTAGCGACTTCTGTATATCAGGGGATACCTTGGGAACTGGAGGAATAACCATTCCAGCAACTGCGGGGGCGATCTTTCCAAGATTTTTCGTTACCTCATTCAGCCTTTTTATGCTACTAATGGTAGCATTACCCTTCTTGCCAAGGTTTTCTGTAGACTTGGCAGCAGAATCCATCCCCTTAGCAAGATCATTGCTTGCTTTAGCCCCCTCCTTCAGGGGCTTATCAACAGAGATAATTTTAAGGCCAACTAATTTTTTGGCTAGATTCTCTGCATCCTTAGATACTTTCTGAAACAAGCCGCTGATTGAGTTAAGAGCTTTCTCTGTGCCCTCAGCTAATTTAGTACCGAGGACCATTTCTAGCTTGGATTGCATCTTTCTATCCCTTTAACCTACCGGAAGACCACATCTTATGCTGGGCCATCATTTTATCAGTTAATGTATTCTTTTCCTCATCAGACAAATGGTCGTACTCACTAGGGTCCTTGAATACCGGAATATCTTGGGACCTATTATCTTCCGTTGGTCCCGAACTTTCACTCATAGGGGCTGGTCCTTGAATCTTGGCCCCATGTAAAGCAGCCTGGATCTTCAACTCCTCGTATTTAAGTCTTTGAATCTCTTCATATAAACCCAATACTTGATCCTGGGTTACTCCTCCGTCCCTAAAGGTCCTATTGTAGAAATGTTCAAGTCGGTAGCTGGTTGAGCAGACGATTTCAGCGACGGCCCCATCGACGGAAATAGTTCCTTGACCTTGCCGATGAGACCCTGGAAGTTTCCCACCGCACCAGAGTAATTTACTTCATAAATCAAGTCAGCCAGTTCCGAGAATTGCAAATTTGTGATGTCATCCAAATCTATCTTTTCATTGGAGTCTACAACAAACTCTAAAATCTGTCCAAGATTTACCTCAACGGCAGAGGCAATATCTTTGATTACGTCGATATCACGGGTTCTCTCGGCAGGTTTCAGGGTTTTTTGCTTTTCTAGGAAGTCTAGGACTTGATTTACAAGCCCTGAAATTAAATCGGTTGTGCGGAATTGGTCAGATAGGGAAAGGGGGTAGATCGTTACCTCATGTAGGACTCTTCGGCCGATATCAACAGTTTGGATTTGTGGATTTAGCTTGCTCATAATTCTCCCTTAGAGATTGAAACGTTACCGCACAATCCTGATGCACAGAATCGCAAGGAGACGCTTTGATTTGACTTTTGATACTTTGCTATACATCAACAATTGAGTAGCTTAAAAACGCTTTGGAACAGCCCCAAAGAAATAAATCTCTGGGGCCATTTCACATACATCAGGATTGAACTACACAGCCTGAAAGATAACAGAGCCGAGGGGTTTGTCATCCCAGGCAACATTACCACCGTCAACATCCGAGGAAGAATTCTTGGCTTCGAATGTTAGTGGAACATTAACATTGTCTTCTGTCTGATGGTCAATTTCCACGGAGCTCGTAACGTTGCAACGCGGAAAGATGATTACCATTTCATATGACTTATTCGGGTAGGTGTAAACACTCTCCATTCTCATGTATGCAGGAGCTGAGAGATTACCCAGTGAAATGGTTCCAGTATGAACATCAGAAAACCCACCTGCAGCAGCTACAGCCGGGGTAGTTTTGAAATTGAAGGTTTCATCAGCAAGCCAGCTGGCATCAAAGAAGTTAGCCGGAATGCTGAAATAGTCCTGAGCGCCATTTTGCGGTTCGAAAAGAGCAGAGATTAGGGATGTCCCAATGTAACCCCCATTAGCACCATAAACCTTATAATTGGTTGCATCAGTAAAAACGACTGTAAAGCTATCCAGCGTAACTCCACCAAGATCATCAACCGTAATAGAGCCAGCAGTACCACCACCAACTGTAAGAGAGTCTACAAACGTGTATGTAGAACTTATAGCAGAAAGTGGATCAATGCCTCTTGCAAGGGCTAAGTTGAACGGAATCAATTCCTTAAAGGCGCATTCAAGAGCAGCAGATTCCCTCAAGGGCAAAGAAAGATCCTCTAACAGGGGAAAGCCGCTCTCAAGTTTCCAGTAATCGACGTTCCCTAAAAACTTCGTAGTCGCAAGAGCACCGATAGAGTTGGAAGAGTCCAACACTTCACCGACGGATGCAATATTAGCTGCCGAAGTACCAACCCTTATCTGAGCTAGTCCAAGGGCAACGGTACTAGTGTCCTTGGTCACGGGTCCAAAACGAGCCATAATATATCCTCCAAAAAATTTAAAATTTAAGTTATAGTCACCCAGTATTCCTATTGAAGGATTGCTTTACTTTTCTGATACTTGCGGGAAATAATGAATGAGATTGACATGTTTACAACTTCTTCTAGGGCACCGCATCTTAATGCTACCCTGGATCTCCATGTCAATAACAGGTATCGACCCTTCTCTGGCCCCAAATTGAAACTTAAATAGGCCATTGGGTAAACGCTCCATTAACTTCTTACCGCATACTTCACACTTAATTGATATCACTTGGCACCCCACCGGAGGGTAATTGGAATAATCTTTGCATTAGTTCCATCTTCCACTTCAGTAGGTCCGAATTCATCATGTACAACAAGGAGCATATGTCCCGCGACTACCCAAGAGCTATCATAAAGAGCGATTCTTTTTATCCCATCTGTTTGGGTTAAATCAATCAATGGTTCGTACACCAAGTCTCTAAGGATGGCTAATTCTGTATAGTCAATGTCTTGGCGTGTAAAAAGCCAAACTTGGATTTGCCCAGAGGCCATAGTTTCTAAGTCAAGGGAGTCCACAAGTTGAACATTAATCCATCTTGTAATACTAACTCCAGCAGATGTGGGAACTCTACCTATAACATCGAAAAACGTTTCTATGCCCAAGCCGGTATAAAAAGTATCTACAAAGAATTTCCTCATAGATGCCCTAATTGAGGATTCAGATAATGTAGGATCCAACATAATCAGGACTCCTCGTTTTCTGCAGAAGGGTATTGGGAACTCTCATCTTTTCGCAGCCTCCGCCATTTTGACAGCAGCAGCCCGACTATAACCGCATTCGTTAACTAGGGTGGCAATCATTTTTTTGGTGGCCTTGTCCATTTCCGCTTGAACATTATATGTGGGAGAAGTTTCTCTTAAAGCCTCGGCAGAAAAATTATTTCGTAAAAAGCCGTCTCTGGCTTTCTGAAGAGTTTTCTTCCCAGTAGGCCACACTGTTTGAGCAAAAGCTATAATAGCCATGATTACTAAGGGTCTAGGATGATTTGCCCCTATCTCAATATTATGTATGTACTCCGCAATTGATATTGTTCTACTAGTAGATATTCCACCAAACCCAAAGTGAGGAACTTTAGCTTTTTGGCTTACACCAACAGTAGCATATCTACCACCACCGCTATCCCGACGACTTAACACCTTAGTATTTCTATATAAAGCCCCAGAAGCATAGTGCGGACCCAATGATAGTTCAGATGGTTCAGCATGTTTTTCTTTGGCTTTCTGCCACCGTTCTGTAATTGGATGGGTAGCATGACCACCCCTTCCCGGTAGACCCTCTCCTCCTGATGCTATTTTTCCTTTTACATATTCAGCAGCGGCCTCCGCCATGAGGGGTGTGAATCTACCGCCTCCACCACCCCACAGCATTTCCGACTGTTTTAAATCGATCAATTTACCCGAAATAGCACGGGCTTGTCTACTAAACTCAAAAATACTCTCAGATCCAAAAGATAATAGACTGGCAGCCATTTCTAAGCCCTTGTATCTACAGCTAATTTGACAATATTGATATTGTCCAGTCGCCTAACAGAGATAGTTTCTATTGTATAATACTCTGTGGCAGATACCCTCCATCTATCACCTATCTTCAGAACGTACTCACCGGTCATATACAAAATTTGTGTCCCTGCTGGAACCTTCATCACATCATCAAAGTCGTCCAAAGAAGTGTCAAATCGGTCTTCAGTCTGAAGAGCATAAATATCTGCATATACATCCACCCAATTGGGAAGACGCTTGTAATCAGCATCAAAACCGGGATTGTCAGAAAATCTCTGGACTATACCACCAGAAATATTGCACCTGTACAAAACTGCGATATTGTCAACAACTGCATCTTCAAAGAGGGTTGGTGTGAGATTAGTAACAAGGAAGTACATCCCATGGAGGGATATAATATTTCCCTTAACCACTATCGTATTGTAAATCAGGGTTACTGCAAAGAAGAACATTCTTATGAATTCAGAGGAATGTTCTGGAAAGGTATCATAGTCCAGTTTCTCCCCTGTCGCTGTACTACCATCAACATAATGAATGGTAAAAGCTGCACCTAGTTCATCAAGTACATCAGCAACATCTGGCCCGATGGACACCTTTAATTACCCCTAATCATTTTATTTGCATATAAAAAGCAAAGGATTGCAATCACGGTAGTATCACCCTAGAATTGAAATTACTGGCATCCCTTCCCAAAGAATCATAAATAAAACCACTGGTTATCAAATAAGCAAAGTCTGAGAACGCGGCCCCGATGTCATCAAATACACCATTAGGGTCATCTTCCATGGCTTTATAAAAGGTTTCATCCATGTTCTTGATAAGTTGGATATAGTTTTTGAAACGGTGCTCAAGGTGAATTAATCGATACTGAAACTTATGGGCTGATTCAACCATTAAGACATAAATAGTATGCCTTCTACACCGTTCTACCATCCAAAATTCCTTGGTTGCAACAGTGATCGGGTAGGGCCATGGCAATTCTAATTCCGTTTGCGAAGCAGCTCCCACAAACCCAGGATCGGTAACTTTATCAAATGAGTCACCCATCAGATTTTTGGTTGCCACAATTAGAGCTGCTTGGTCGGCTATCGCCATTTTATGGCCTCGTCTTCAGCAATTTTTTATTGGTTTTTTCCTTGGCAGGGTCTCCTACCACTTCTGGACCGTCAGCCTCATCCGGACCGTGGTCCTCTTCTGGGTTGGGTTTAGATTTAGTCTTGGCCGCTTTTGTAATCACTATCACGGGGCTGTTTTTCTTAACCAAATCCCGCACATCTTCTGGGAGTGAAGAAAACGACCCTTTGAATATTTGTCCCGGCGGGTATATTGTACCATCGCCAACTTTTAGCGAAACTTTAAGTTTTACGTCCACCTGTAGTCCTCCATTTGGATTGCGTTTTATGCAAATTAAAACCTTCTGGGGATGTTTGACCACCCCCAAAAGGCTAAGCAGTATGGGTACCACAACTTACAGGGTAAGATTAAGCCTTCACCTTCATCTGTATAATGGTATCCGGATGGTACAGCACCGGAAGTCCCTTATCTTGCACACGCAGCCACAGACCTTCAGGGTCCCACTCATCCTTGGTATCAGCATACATACCCCATCTGCGATCTACCCCATATGGAGCTTCCATGAACTCAGCTATGGGCTCATTATCACCAGAAGTGGTACTGAGCATCAGGAACATGTTATCCGGGATAAACTTCTTCCGCATGATAACCTTGTCCTCATTCGCCTTGAACGAAGCTGTAGGAGCCGTTGCCACAGTAACAGTATTTGCAGCATAATCTACAGCACTAATGACCTCGTCCTCATAAGTATTATTCTCAGATAGGTCAATAAATCTCAGCTTTCCGCCGATCTCAAAGTCTGTAGCATCATCAATGGAGATTACCGTAGTAGTTCCACCAGTTACATTACCAGTTATCCAACCTGTGACTTCGTAGAGCTCATCATAAACCTGCATATCACCGACACCCAATAGGGTACCGATAACTTGGCGGGGATTGGCAAACAGATCACCGTTACCAAAGGTGGACTTCCAGAGCAACGCTTGAATCTTGGCGTCCAGCATCAGGGTTTTCAGGAGGTCACTATTCAACACTATTACATTGGGAATGACACCTGCATCATCAGCAAGCAAAGTCTTGGCATCGAAGATATCCTCGATAGGATCTCTACTTGCACCAGTTCCCCAATACCGAGTGGAGCCTAAAGTGATCTGGTGATTAACTGGAATACCGTAACTGATAGTGAACTTCGTTCCACCAGTATGGGTATAGGTCAAAACACCATTTGTCATCATCATGGCCATCATCCACTCACGCCTACGGTCGATCCGATTACGGAGTTTCCGAGAACCCCTGGAGAGCTTGCGCTCAGAGGTTTGGTAAGTAGCGTAAGTACCAGGTTTGCGGATGTTATTAAGAAAAACTTCGTCGTAGTACATCTTCTCTTTGAAGAAGGCAGCCTTGGCGCTTCCTTCGCCGATTCCGTCGAGACCAATTGCCGGGGCAATAGAACCAGGTGCTACAAACGGGGTCATTCCGGCCGAACCGTACTCGATCTCCCACTTGATTGTGTCCGATTCAGCTTGGACTGTGTTGCAAAGTCCCGAAAAGAACATGGTCGGGGCACGATCAAACGTGGTGATAAGTTTATTCAGCACCTCGAGTTGAAGGGCAGGTATACCAGCAGATCCTTTCATTGTTTTACCTCCCCTTATTTCAGGATTGTATGAAAACCATCGCTTATCGTACCAAGAGAGGTAGCAGCGGCGGCATCAAAGTTAATAAGAGCACCAGTATACAGAATCGCATTGGATATCAGAACTGATGTATTTGCACCAATAGCATTTTCGTCCTCACCAGTAAAAACATCTTGGTCAAGAATGAAAGTTGCATCGGAAAAATTACCGGCAGCACCAGATTTCGAATAAACACAAGCAGCAAGGGCCGTGGTGAAAGTAGCAACGGCAATAGCAGTAGTGAAAGTTACCAGTGCTCTGTGCGGTTCTGTAGTTCTATCAATAGCAAGAATAAAACTACCGGTATCATCATAAAGGGGAACGTTATTGGCAAGGACAATCGAATCACCAACAGCCAATTTATAAGAATCGGCTATGGTCACATAACAAAAGTCATCACCAGTAAGAAAATCAGTAACCAAATAAGCTCTGCTCATTTGACCGGCAGCAAAAGCTACTGGTGTATAGGGAACGAGGTCCCCTGTTACTGCATTCGTGGCCATTATAGTACCGCTCTTCAGGGCACCATAACCGGCCTGGATTGTCTTGTCCTTAATCAGCGCAATATCTCGTACTGAATGAAATAGCGCTTTTGGTCCCGGAGTTTCTCCAGACCGATTAAGTTGAGGCATGCTGCCTCCTAAACCTACAGGCATAATAAACCTCCTCAATTATTGTATAGTTTGACCAGCAGAAGCTGCCATACGCTTAACTATAGCCTCAACATCCGGGGTGGATTCTCCTTCAGCCGGTGCCAGATTGGTAGAACCAAATCCCTGAACTGCATCTTCTGTAAGATTGTCTTCCCAATCCTTGACCTCAGCTAAAACGTGTTCCGAAAAGCCCTTGGCGTCCAAACTCCCCTCAACCACGAACTTGCCGTGATCCAGAGTAGCACGTATCCTCTCATGCAGCCTGACGGGAATAGAGCTGGCTGCCAGTGCCGCCGATACAGTGGCTCCTGCAACCGATTTCATTTCCCTTTCTGCCCTGAGAACTTCGATCTTCTCAAGGGCTATTAGCCTACCGTCTTGAGAAGAAATCTTTTCCTTCAACCCAACAATTTCTGAGTCTTTGGAATCGACAACTTCCTTGGCACTGGCTTCCCCTTCAGCTCTGCCCATGGCCTTAATCTTCTCAAACACATCAGGATCTGAAGTCTTGAGGGAATCAGCAGTTATCTCGATTTTCCCCTCCATCATAGTGTATCCTCCATCATCATTAGTATTAACACTCTTTTCAGCCAGAAGACCTTCGAATGACCCCAGTCTATCGGCCATCCCAACATCAACGGCGTTTTGTCCAACTAAAACTGAACCCTTACCAAAGCTGGATATTACCTTCTCAGGCAAGACCCCTCTGAACGCGGCAACTGAATTTATAAACACTTCAGCAAGAGCATCCAACTCTTTCACTACAACTGCTTTGCCCTCTTCAGTGGAAACGTCTACTCTTTTGTTTGGGCTTGCACTATTCCAAATCTCCACCGAGTCATCTTCACTTTTGCCTGGGTAGGCTACAACAACTCCAATACTACCAACTCTCGCAGTAGCATCAATCACAACTTCTTTAGCCGCACTTGCTAACCAGTAGCCGCCAGAAGCAGCAGTACCGCTAACATACGCGGTCACATCTTTTTGGGTGCTGGCTGCCCGGATAATATCAGCCATTTCATTAATCCCGGTTACTGCCCCACCTGGGGAATCAATATCAATTACAATAGAGGAGACTTCTTCATCATCAAGAGCTACCTGGAAATCCTTTGCGAGGGAACTGATTGAAACACCACCGCTGATCTCAGTAAAGATATTTGCTCTAGGAAAGATAGGCCCCATAACCGGAATGTGTGCTACACTATCTCGAACAAACGCCTTGGCAGTTTGCTCTAGCGGTTGAGACCGTTTAGTCTCAACTGCTCCAACGTCTCCGTAACCCTTGGCTATCTCAATCATTTTGACAAGATAGTCGTCTTGTATCAGCCAGGGCTCGTTGATCAATTTGGATATGATTCTTGGATGGTTCAGTTTATCTGCCATAACTTAAATACCTCCATTAGCTTATAAACTATCACCTGGGATTTGGGATGTCAATTAATTTTCTTTAGAATCATCTTTTTTTGCAGGTGTGTTATTATTAGGTACACCAGGTTCACCCTCTGGAGAAGAAGATTGGGCCGCTTCCACTAAAATTGCTAGTGGGGTCTTGGGTAAAGTCTTTTCTTCAGTAGCAAATCTAAGCCTCTTCTTCTTGTATCCGCCGAAACCCATCTTCTTTGCAATGTCCGCTTTTGGGATACCTAGGGACTCAGCAACGGAGCCATGTTTTACTCCTAACAATGCCCTTGCTGTAGCTTCAGAATCGGAAATCTCGGATACCGGGAATTCAAAGTCCACCAATTGAAAGTGCTTCTTCTTTACCGTCTTGAAAACTGGTTCCTTGTTCTTGAATTCTACAGCTTCTTTTACGGAGTAAGTTTCTGGGAACTTAATCATTGACCCACGAAGGAAGAAAATCCATCGCCAGAAGTCAAATCTTAGAAATCTTTCAAAATAGGCTATTTGATCATTCGTCCTATCCGATTGTGGTTGCCTAGTAGCCTTTATACCACCAAATGTAGAACCCTTGGTGGCACCGGTAACCATATCATTAGGTGCATTAAGACCCGATACCACCATTTGCATGATATCCGTGTCTTGATCTGAGATAGAAGCAAGGTTTGGATTCTCACACTTGAGGGAAACACCGGGAGGGAGTACTAAAGTGCCTCCTGGCACCTTCTTGGCAAAGAGACCTGTGCTCTTCTTCTGCTCATCTGTGAGCTTTAACCAAGTCCTATAGGCTTTGGCATCTTCCATTTGGACAACCCATAAGTAAGAACCACTTGATTTCTTATGATCTATCTCCCATTTCTTGAGGTTTTCGTAGTGATTGACCCACATGATCGTAGTTCTGATATGGGAGACATTTCTTTTGGTGAGAAAGCCCCTATCCCAGGAGGTTATAAAGCTCTTAAAACCGCCCAATTTGGAGTATTTTCGTCCAATTCCTAGAGATAAACGCAATGATTTCTGTGTGATACCGGGATTTCCGGATATTAACTTATACATTTGTGGATACATTGCAAGGTAAATAGATGGGACATGTATTATTTCTGACGCTCCTTTACTCGATTTTTGCTCAAAACGATACATTAGGGGCATAGTTTGCTTCTTTGGGTGAAAAATGATGCCAGAATTCGAATCTCCGCCCCCTTTCAAGCTCTGGGGTTCCATAAAGTCGATTTCGACAAATCCATCAACGTGAACAGTCAATGGAAGGAATAATTCGCCCTCAATCTCAGCTCTGGCAACATATTGGGGTAATCTCTTGTGAAATTCGTTTCTGGGGTCCTCAGAAATCTCAGTCATGGCATCTTGGATCTCTTGGACGTCAGAACCCATACAAAAGCCCGAACCAGTAAGACTTCCTTGATAATCCCGGACATGACTGTTTATTTGGGGGCTCAATACAAACTTCTTCCAGCATTCAGCTTGTAGCTGAGAGAAGTTCTGCAGATTACCCATAGGGTCTATGGCAAAACCATCCTCATCCCTATGGGTTTCTTTATTCAACTCCTGATAAGACCATGGTGAAGTAGTCAGTGGCCCTAATTCCATGATCTGGTCATCTGTTAGACCATCTATTAATGCTTCTTTTTCTGCTTGATCCATAATGGTTCTCCTAGTAAGCTCCCACTAAATCTTTTGGTTGATATGCCTCTCCCCATGAGAAGGGGGTACTTCTTTCTCTGAATTCCTCTGGTCCTAACATACGCCCTCCATATATTCCCCAGGCAAGGCTGTAGATCACGTCATCTTGGACTCCTGGTTTCTCGTTCTTCTCAGCAGATCCATACCATTTCTTAAATGGATTGGAATCAAATCTCAAGGCTTCCTCCTCAAGTATGTCATCCTCTTTAGATCCGGGAACATGAACTGATGGTGTTTTAAACTTTCCAGTCTTGTACAAAGTCCATAATTCACTGAAGGCTTCTTTCTGTCGGTCATAGCTTGGGCTGATAGCTTCAAATCCAATATCCTGTTCAGCACACCAATCATTAACATCCCACATGCCCCATCGCTCAGAGCATATACTCTCCACTCCATCATACTCTTCAATACAAGACTTGATTGTGGCTTTAACATGCTTCAGTTCATTGGATTCTATATGGGCAAGGTGAAGAAGAATGTAGATGTATTCCTTAACAAGTCCTTCTTCAAGGTACATGTCTGGATTGTTTCTACTATTTGGTAGACCCTTGGCGGTGACGGTAACAATGGTACGAGCACCTGCAGTCAGGTCAGTTTTCATAGGGTCAGCTCGATCTATTCCTACAAGTATTGCGAAGTCGGTTTTGTATAGGTTAGAAAGAGCCTCTAATTCAGCTAGTGAACATTTCTGTGGATGAAGATGTGAACTGTGCAGGGTGTAGACTGAGGATACTTTTATTAAGGATTGTTTTAAGGCAATACCCTCGGTATCAATATAGGTTTTGTCTGCATGAACTCTTTCATGGATTTTGGAATCTCGGCTGTTAACCTTTTTCAACAGATCAATGATTTGTTGGTGTTGGCCGAGGGTACCATTAATACCGAAGTAATGAGTGGCTTGGATCATTTCCTTGGTGAAGAATCGGTTAGAACCGGCCTCCCAGGTATTCTTAAAATACCGTTCAAATTCTGCCCTTGGGAATTTATTCTCATAGGAGTTTAATTGTTGTTGGGTCATCTGCGGATTCCAGTAATCTTCGGAACTGGCATTCTGGGAAAACCGATGAGAAAAGAACAAGAATGGATCTTTGTTTTTAGTGAAGGTTTGGTACAGCTTGTAGAGGATGTGGGTTTTAGTGGATACGGTGGAATCAATAACTCCTAAAGCATTGGGTATATTCCTAATAGAACCGTCAAGCTGGACAAAGAACTTTGGATTGGTCATATCAAACATTTCAGAAAAGGTGTACCCAGTAACATTACTTACAATACCGGTACTGGTTGAAATGCTACGGATAAATGAGCCTATATTACCACGTTTATCCCGGAGTTTAATCTCTTTTTCTTGGATGTTCTTTCTACCTATAATTTTAAGAAGCTTAGGAGAGTTTAGGATGAAGTCCCGCATAATATCATAATGGACAAACTTTGTCTGCTCCTTGCTGTTGGCCCCTAGCATGATCATTTGGCGAGGAAAACAAAAGAACTTCCATAATTGTATCAACACAGCAATGAAGCTTTTACCTTCACCTCGCTGCCAGCAGAATATTATAAGCCTATATAGAAACCGTCCATCTCTCATAGCAAGGGCTTTAACTAGAACGGTTTTCTGATTCTCCCAGAAGGAATGGTAGCTACGCCCAGTATTCGGGTTAGGTGAAGTTGGAAGGCAACACATGGGTGTCCACTGTGGTACGTAGCTGTTGTTGTGGTATACCGGTATGCAGACGTTCTCTTCACACCATTTACAAAATCCTTCTCCACCTGAGCGGTAGTTTATTTCTTCCGGTTCCGGTAGTTTTCTTTTTAGTAGTCTGCTCATTTTTTCTTAATTCGTGGTTTTTTGGTTGGTGAAGGTTCAGTGAACAACGAGTCGTAGTATTCTTGATCTCCATCGGTTGGTAGGCCATTCACTGTAGAATCTAAATCCTGGAGTAAGCTGTTGGCTACTTTGATGGTCTCTCGAATTTCACGGAATATCGGATTGACTTTAAGATTGCCTTTAGCATCTGCCACCATTGTGGGGGAGTTGTATTCCTCCATTTTGAAGCGGCAAAGTTGTGAGTACATCGGTATGATGTGCATTCCTATCTTTAAGATAGTTATAGGGTCTAAGTTTTCTGGAAGGTTTGATACAGCATCGAATACGTTTGCCAGATATTTAACTCTGACTGTGCATCGTCCTGTTTTGTTGTATGGACATGATTCGGCGATGGGGCAGGTTTCCTCATTGCATAGTGGGACTGCGTCCCACATAGCAATTGGTACTTCGTCCAGCTTGCCTTTACTGATTCCAAGGTTTCCTAATTTCCTATTGAAGTCTGTGTTACGTGATGTCAAGGTTTGGCTCCTTTTTGAAGAGAAATGCTATGGATTCCTTTGATTTTAGAGTTTTTTTAATAAGGAGTCAAGAAAAAGGTGTGGTTTTTGAATTAAAAGGTGTGGTTTTTGAATTAAAAGGTGAAAGGGGGCAGGAGGAGGGTTAATTAAGTTTGCCAAACCATTAAGATGGACTAAATGAAGTTTGCCAAAATCTGACCGAACCAGTAAGATGGACTAAATGAAGTTTGCCAAAATCTAGCCAAAAAATCGTGGTGTGGACCAAATATTAGGACTAAATGAAGTTCTCCAAAATCTGACCAAAAAATCGTGGTGTGGACCCACGTGCTCACACAAAAAAAAGACTGAATTTTTTAAGTCGAGTACATGCTCAAAACTTTGCGAACATGCACTCAACAAAAACTTAATCAACAACAGCACTAATTTGTAACAAGATGTCTTGCATTATATGTTTAGTGATTAAGCAATCAACATGCATCTCAATACAAATAATCTCATCATACACACAATTTAATAAGCACTCATAGTCAACAGCACTGTCATGCTTACGTGTTATGATCTGCAATGATGTGAGCATGTACATAATGTATTGTGCATGCTCGTATACTTGCACGTTAAGCGTCTGCAAATGCTCGCTGTTATAGTACTGCAAGCTAGCATGTACTGCTATTAAGCATTGAAAGTATTTCATCAATCTCCCCTCTATCCCATACGTACTACATAAGTGTAATACGTATGGGATGATAACATGTTAATCTAAAACATGCTCAACACGTGAACAGATCTTGAACAAGAGTTGTTGCGCATGCTCGCTTTCAACTTGAGACGCTACAGTAAAGAGCATTTCATATGTACGCACAAAAGCATCTGTATAGTCTATCTTAGCGTCTCGCTTGTGAGTGATTACTCGTAGCAAAGAGACTAATGCAACAATGTGAGCAGTGTTATCATACATTTGTTGCATGCTATAGACTTCATCATCTGTACGCAAAGTGTCAATATACTTATGTCTAAACTCATATAACAGACTACATAATAGACATAGAGCATTGTAATGCTTCATAATATTCCCCTCTACCCCATACGTACTACATAAGCGTAATACGTATGGGATGATGTCTTATTAGTACAGTAATGATGACTCGCACACAAGCGTCTTGACTCTATCAGTGATGATGATGTCATCGACAGTGTAACACTTGCTTGCATCATTGTTGACGTATACTTTGCGCTTACGAGTTGTCACGCTATTGTAGAGTACAGAACGTTTTCGTTCATTGTTTGCTCTCAGATGATCTTTGACTCGTGCTGTAAGTTTTGTTGCAACATTTACAGTTTTGCTATCCCATTTGTCAAAGCAATCTTGATTGATGAGATAGTTACTTACAGCTTGACACGTCAAGTCTTGCTTGTACTTGAGACTTAACTTAATTGTCATTGCGATGACAGTGTCGAGCAGAAACGTATTTGTCAACTCGTCATCACGAGATTTGACGCTTGCAAATATAGACGTTTTGTCGATCTGTATAGCAGACTTGCTTGATGATTCACTAACTACTTCGCTGATTGCAAACAAGTTGTTGAGTTCGTCAAGAACATCAACAGACTTTGCAGATGTTTCACGTGAAACAACAGAGAAAAGAAACAAGTCGTCTTGATTCTCTGTGAAGATTGCATCTGACAAAGTGCTTTGTTCAGCAACTTTGCTTGATACTTTTGATTTTTTCATGACATTTCCCATTTCTGCAATAATTGATTAGTGCGTGTTTAGCAGATTTTACACGCACTATTGCACTAATGCTTAATTGTAGTCAAAGAGCTATATAAACGCTATCAGAGCAATCTTCTGTGATGATAGCGAGTAAAAAGATTAAACATGTATGATCGATAATCTTGCTTTTGCATACTGATAGATGATGTCAACGTCAGACATTGACAGACTACTTGTGTCAATGTCTAACAACACGTCGATAACTTCGATTTTAGACTGTGCATCATCTACTTGAGTTTTGTACATTGCAATCTTTAATTCTTGCATGTTTCACCCCATTACATATATTCAACAGTAATGTTTTCAACGACGTCAACTTGCAGTAAAGCAATCTGCAACTTAACGTTCTCAGCGAGTTTTTCGCTATTCTTTATCATTTGATAATATCTTACGAGTTGAGCTAATTTTTTCGCTTTCATTTTGATTCCCATTTTTAAGTTTAGTTACATGCTCTACTTATCTTAATTGTACATAATGCGTGCATATAAGTCAAGTTTTTGTTTGTCTGCCCACTTGCATAGTACAAAAAGCACGTAAAAACAAACATATAATGAAAGCTTATTTGCTTGCACACTGTAAGTCTCTACTCACTTACTCACTACAAATGATTACTCACTTACATACTAGCAATAGATTGCATCATTCTAGCTTGCTAGATAGCGCTATTTGCTCTTTGTTTTAATTTATCATAGCTTTGCATTGTTTTACAAAGAGTGCTCAAAAAACATGCATAGAACGTTCAGAAACATCAAATCTCTTGTATTGCGTCACTTACGTATATGCAATGCATTTGCACGTGGGGTCAAAAATAGCTCTAAAACACGCTTACAGAGCTTCTAAGCAGCATGTCAACAATGTGACACGACAAAATGGGGATGTTCACTATAAAATGTTCAATTACACTAATGAGTGTCATATAATATAGTGCTGCACTAATCAGTGTATAATGTTTGTCTGCTCTAAATGTAATGCATATAAGTAATAATGTTTGTCTGCTCTAAATGTAATGCATATAAGTAATAATGTTTGTCTGCTCTAAATGTAATGTACATAAGTAATAATGTTTGTCTGCTCTAAATGTAATGCATATAAGTAATAATGTTTGTCTGCTCTAAATGTACTACATATAAGTAATAATGTATGTTAGACTGCTCTAAGTTAGTTTTATGAAACTAAATTAGTTTGATGAAACTAATTTAGTTATGTCTATCTAATAAAAAAATGTACGGAGACGGATTTTGGGCGTGGTTCGGAGGTGGCGAGGAAGGCGCGCACCGAGGACCCGAGGCTGGCGCGAAGGCGACGTCACCAGACTAGGAGACCAGGACTGGTCGGTACGCGAAGTCACCAGACTAACAACCTACCGAGCAGCCGAGCACCCGAAGGGGTAGAAAAAGCCAGGCTACCAATTTTGCCAACTACAGTCAATTTCCTGCCAACTACAGTCAATTTCCTACCAACTACAGTCAATTTCAATGCTCATTACACCAACTACAGTCAATTTCTAACCAACTACAATGCCAACTACAATGCCAACTTGTACTGATTTCACTCCGTTCTTGCTACATCTATTACCATTTCACAGTCCTTTCATGCTAGTTACTCCGTCCTTCAACATATTATGACCCGTCTTCTACTCCATCACTCAAGAATCTACACGTTCTACAGCCGTTCCTTCCATATTCTTATACAAACACCCGTCCGAATAGTATGATCTCCGTGTAACTGAACAAGACAGACTCTTAAACAAGCTGATTCACGTTGCTGAACACTTCTACAGTCAATCTCTTGTCTCTACTACTATCAAACTACGTCACTCTGAAACAAGAGCATTTAGCTACTGTTGAGAGACTCACCGAGTGTCTTACTATCTATTCATCCAAACACACTTCATAGTCCTTACTATCTACATGTACACGCACACTCTAACTAATTGGTTGGTTGGAGTACACGTTAAATACTACTGCTTAGTCACTACTTGAAAAACTATTTCTATAATCTCTTGGATAGAGTGTAAGTCTCTTTACTTTGTGACTTTCAGGGCGATTCGTCGGCGTGGTTGGTCGGAGTGAATGGTCGGTTGAAATGAATGGTCGGTTGAAATGAATGGTCGGTTGGATCTTGCTTTTTACTTTCGGATTCGGTCCGATTTTAATTTTTTGGCTGGTTGGTTGGTTAAACTACCTTCCTTTACGATTCCATCCTTAATTTTTAAAGTTTTTGTTGACAATATCTTGCTTGTACTGTAGTATATGTATGTCACATAATATTTACATTAAATTCAACTACTTAAAAGTGCTATGACTACTATACAAAGTACATTTTTCTACACTATTTTCTACAGTGTAACTTACATGCACGGAAGGAGCTAATATGAAACTCGACGGTCAGTATGTTCGGAGTGATTTTGTGTCTTGTTTAAGTGATACTTGGAGGTCAGTTTCTTTGAGTGACGGTTCTGTACTACGGATAAACACTAAACTACTTCGATG